TTTGCACCGCAACAGGAGGTGACGGAGGAGGTCAAGGTAATAGTGGATGGGCACACGGTGGTGGAGGAGGGACTGCGACTGGTGGAGATTTAAATATAAATGGAGGAGGTGGAGCATCAGGTAATGATCAAAGTGTAGATTGGAGTGGAGGTGGAACGAATGGAGGTGCATCATATTACGGTTCAAGTGGTGGTGTAAGACATAGTGCGGGTGGTGCAGTTGCAACTTCAACAAGTGGACAACCACATACAAGTACAATTCATGCTTCTCATGGAGGAGGTGGAGGTGGTTGTGATTTACATTCTGATACTTATCACTATTCCGCCGGAGGTAATGGTGGTGCAGGAGTAGTAGTTGTTGATGAGTATAAAGGAGGATAATGGAATACGCATTAGTTCATTTAACAAGTAATAATAGAGTAGTAGATAAAGTAACTAATGGCGATCATCGATTTCCTGTTCATCCAGATTTTAAATGGATAAGATGTAACTCAGATGTGGGACCTGGATGGACTTTTTATGAAGATACGAATGCCTTTATCGAACCATCTTATGCAGGACTTACCTCTGAAGAAAAAATAAGACATGACCGAGATAAAATATTAAAAAAATGTGACTGGAAAATGATGAGGGCAAATGAAACTGGTGAAAAAGTTGATGAATGGAAAACATATAGACAAGCATTAAGAGATATAACCGAATCTCAAAAGCCATATTCAATAGATAAAGAAACTGAACAATTAGTGGGCGTCACTTGGCCTACTGATCCAGACGGAAATTCAGGATTGTAACATGCCATTTATAGGAAACACTACTGGTACAGAAATGATGGAGCATCGAATCTCTCATACGGGAGATGGTACCAGGACTGTATTCACAGTAAATTATTCTGATGATTCTGTTTCTGTATATTTGAATGGTGTGAAAATGGTTCATACTTCTGACTATACAACAAATGCAACTGGTACAAACATTACATTTACACAAGCACCTGCAAATGGTGATACGGTTGACATTGTAGGTTTAAATTTTATTACAGATTTGGCTCGAAGCAGTTATCTCAGAGAAACATTTACTGCTACGGCCGCACAAACAGATTTTACTTTAAATACTAATATTGATGGAACAACGAAACTTAACATACACTTAAATGGGTACAGATTGAGTGAAGTAGATTACACGATTACTCCTGCAAATAATACAATTAAATTTACTGCAGGACGAACACTTAATGATGTAGTCGCCGTGGACATTATAAGCCCTGGATTTCGTTCTAGTATGCATAATGCTAAAGGTGAATCAGCCGAACATCCGATGTTCATAACACCCTCCACACTTAATACAGATGTCACTATTGCTTCAGATAAAAATGGAGTTCTCGTTGGACCAGTTACAGTAGATGCTAACATAACAATCAACGGAACTCTAACAATAGTATGACATGGCAAAACTTTCAATAAACAATACAGATATTATTACAGAGTCAGGTGGGGATGTTACATATACATCTGGTGCGTTTGCATCAGGAATGACTTTTCCTGCTGGACATATTACCAATACTCTTGTATGGAAAATAACTTCAGGAGATTATACTGGTACTGGTAGTATATGGAACTCTGCAAATGTGTCATTTAGTGCAGTAAGTGGTACAACTTATGAAATAACTGTTTATTATAATGCACGTAACTGTGCTAGTTCTTCAAGTTCTAGGAGAGATGTAGTTTCCACGCTGTATGTTCAGAATGCTACTCATGCAGAGGGTGTTGTTGCAACTACTGGAACAGTGATAGCAAATGCCTACTTGGGTCGATACCTGATAGGAGCAAGTGCCGGTGCCGCTTGCAGTTACCATTATGTAAATCTAATAGGATTTTTTGAATGTGGTACAACTCGAACTGAATACATCCGTGTAAACACAAACGTGCAAACGGGATCAGAACAAGATATATACAACTATATGTCAGCAACCAATCCTGCTTGGGTGGTTGTACGTGAATATTCTAGTTTATCCATTACAGCAGTAACTTAATAACGACAGGCAGTCAACTTACAAATATAACATGGCCAACAAAACCAGAGTAATATATGAGCACCTTATACGTAGATAACGTAAAAACAGTATCAGGAACAACAACATTTGCAGATGGGCAGTTTGGTGGAATTATTAATAGTTCTGCTACAGGTACGTTTACAGGTACACATACAGGCACACATACAGGTACACATTCTGGTATATCTACTCCATCAACTTTAAAATATCCTTCAGGAACAACTGCAAATAGACCAGGGTCTCCATCATTAGGATCAGTATTTTATGATACTACTTTACATCAATTATTGATTTATAATGGTGCCGCTTGGCAAATTCTACAAGGAAACACAAATCAACCAGGGCTTACACATTATTATCCTGATCAGTTTACAAAATTATTAGTACAATCTGATCATCCTAATAATTCTACTACTTTTTATGATGCGAGTCAACATAATAATATGGTATCTCCTGCTGGTAGTATGAAGCATGTTACATCACAGAAAAAAATCGGAGATTCTTCAATATATTTTGACGGAACTTCTGATGATTACTTAGAAGTGACTGATCATGATCAATGCCCTCAGGCTTTACGACTTCAAGCCTGCCCATATTGGACAATAGATTTTTGGATATATTTTGACACTACCCCATCTGATAATAAAAGAGTTATGGAACATTATGATCAATCTGCCGGTACTTTCAATACTCAATGGGGTTTATCTCTAAGTTCAGTAGGAAGCAATGATGGTATATCATTTGTTTCTCATCGTAGTGGAACAACAACTGCTAATTATAGTATGACTGTTGGATGGGTGGTAGATACTTGGTTTCATATTGCATTTAGTAGAAATAAAGATACAATAATAGGATTTGTTAATGGGGTTGAAAAAACATTGACTGCATCCACTGCAATTGCCGCCGATACCAGATTGACTCCAAGTCATTCAGATTCTTTTTATCTTGGTAAAGGATATTACAGTGACAGAAATTTACAATATGCTTATTTAGATGAAGTACGCATTTCTATAGGAGTGGTAAGATGGACATCAAATTTTACAGTATATTAATATTGGAGTAATAATGCCAGGATCAGTATTATACGTAGATACGATAGAAAATAAAACGAGTGGATCTCCTGTAATGTTAGGAAATGCATCAGATCAAACACTCAATGCAATGACAGTAGATGCAGGAAAAAATGGATTGATCGTAGGTCCTGTAACCGCATCTTCAGTTACATGTAACGGAAACCTACAATGTGTGGGAAATCTTGCATTCACAACAACATTAACAATCGGAACTAATGGTTCTTTAAATATAATATAATATGGCTGATTTAATATTAGACGGAACAAGCATAATAAGTAAGACAGGTTCAAACAATCCTGCAATAACAAGTGGGCTTGATTTTCCTGCTGGGCATATCATTCAAATAGGATATGCTCAGAAAACAGATGTACAGCCAACAACGGCTAATTATGCTAGTGGTAGTTGGGATGATGTTACAGGATTATCAGTGGCTCTAACTCCTTCAAGTGCAACTAATTATTTGTTATGTCAAGCACACTGTCACGGAGGAAATAGTAGTGCGACTTATGGTTTTGCGTTTCGTCTTTATATTAGTGGTGGAGGTACAGATGGAGCAATTTGTGTTGGGGATAGTAGTCAAGGCAGTAATGCTCCAGCATCAGCAGGAGGACCCTCTGGTGCAGGACATGAGTCTCAAAGTTTCGCATTTAACACACGAATTCGTTGTAATGATTCAACTCCTAATTGGAGTAGCGGAGCATTGACTGTAAAAGTACAGTTTGCAACAAATGGTACAGGTACTGGAAGAATTAATGTAGCAGGAAGTGGAGCAAATAATTCTGGATATACTTATACAATGTCCTCTTTAACCATTTATGAGGTACAAGGATGATTAACCCTACCTATTTTGATGCAGTTCATGCTTTGGTTGGTGGGCAAATTTCTGGGACTGATGATGGACCAGTAAGTGGATTTAGGTTTATTGATGGACAAACACCTCCGTTAGAAAGTCAGATTCAAACAAAGTTAAAAGAATTGCAAAATGCATATCCTATGCAACTTTTACGAGAAGAAAGAAACAAAAGAATAGCAGAAACGGATTGGTGGGCCTCGTCTGATATAGTGATGAGCAATGAAAGACAAATTTATAGAAAATCATTACGAGATCTACCATCAACTGCATCACCTAAGATAGAAAACGGTAGACTTACAAACGTAACATGGCCAACGAAACCGGAGTAATATGGCAAATTTAGTAATGGATGGAGTAACATTAGCGAGTAAGTCAGGCGGTGTTGTCACTATTCAGGATACGAATGTTAATTTTCCTGCTGGGCATGTGCTTGCGGTAGCATATTTATTTGATGTACAAGCGGTGGATCAGAATGGGTCTGCTTCAACTACAAGTTGGTCTAATAGAGTCATTAATACTGAAAATGATCCATATGGCATTGTATCATTACCAGGTTCAAATGAGTTCACTTTGGGGGCTGGGTATTACACGATACAGTGGACTGCTAATACGTATGGTTGTGGAGATGCGATCACGAAGTTATATTCAACTACGGCCGTAGGGAGCGGAACTAAGACAGATTTGGAGTATGGCATGGCTGGCTATGGAGACTATAGCGGGAACGGCGGCTTTGGCCAAAGCACTGGGTCATATTTCGCTACACTTGCAAGTAGTACAATATTTGGCATTCAACAAAAAAGTGCTTACGCAATTAATAATGGACATGGCCGCCGATCTGCTCTTCTGGTCGGAGTAGGCTCTCCAGCGAATGAGAAGTTCATAACTGTAACAATATGGAAATTAGTTGGTCCATAAAGGATAATATATAAACGCAACATGGCCAACAAAACCAGAATAAATACTTAGAAACAATAGAGGGACACAATGCCAACATTATCTTTAGGTGGACAGACATTAGCAACTCAGACGAATTCTGATGCTCCTGTATTAGGTTCAGTTTCACTCAATACAGGTCAAGTATTTCCTACTGGTCATATAATTCAAGTTGTTCAAGCAATAAAACATGATAGAGAGATACTACCAGCAAACACAAGTGAAAATATAATTTCAGATTGGACTTTAAGTATCACTCCTCATAAAGCCGGTTCAAAAATTTTAATATATTATTCTTTTGATACTGGTTTTAATGGTTCTGTGACTGCAAGAGCATATATGGTAAGAAGTGTCGATTCTGGTTCGTCTTTTAGTAACCTCACTGGTGCAATGGGTACTGATGGAGGCTCTGATGGTAAGGCTTCTTTAAGTCATGGTGGAACAGACCAGTCTTGGCTTTGTCATAGACAATCAGGTATGTATCTTGATTCACCATCATACACTTTGGGTAATAGTGTACAATATAGAATAGGAATTCAGTCTGAAAGTACGACTCAGATTTATATTGGCAGTACACAGAGAGGAGCCACAATTTATCATCCAAGAACGGCAAGTATAATGTTAGGACAGGAGATAGCAACATGATTTATCCTTTTTTACCAGAAGCAATAACGGCTCTAGAACCTAATGCTCATTTTAGAATAAATGGAGACTTTAAATTTGAAAATATTACATGGGAACCACATGTAGATAGAGCAATTATTCCAACAGAACAGTCTATTGCACAAAAAGCACATGAGTTAGAGGCGGCATTTCCTATGGTCTTATTGCGTGAAGAACGAGATAAAAAACTCACAGAGACAGATTGGTGGGCTATGTCTGACCGAACTATGACACAATCACAAAAAGATTACCGAAAAGCCCTTAGAGATATTCCTGCAAACATTGATGCTGGTAAACTTACTGCTCCAAAGATTGAAAGTGGGAAATTAATTTTTGATTGGCCAGAGAAACCATGAGGAGATTATGCCAGATATTGAAGTAGGAGGTAAAGCACTAATATCACAATCAGGAACCGCTAACCCCATAATAAAAGATAATGTAACTATAGGTGGTCATATAGTTACTCTTGCATCATCTAGCCCTGAAACAGGGCAAATCTATATTGATTCTACTACTAAATCTGTAAAAATATATAATGGTTCTCATTGGGTTTCTTTAGGCGGAGGTCCAAGTGCATCAGGAGGGGCTATTACTTTTTGTGGAGGTGATAATGGTGTAACATATAGAGTACATAAATTTATGGCGACACATGCTAAAGGAGGATATACAGAAAATACTAATCACACTTTTACAGTTACAGGAGGAAGTATTACTGCTGATATTCTTATGGTTGGTGGAGGAGGTGCAGGAGGATCTCGTCATGCAGGTGGCGGAGGTGCAGGAGGAGTTCTTCATAAAACAGGAGCAACTCTGGCCGCAGGTTCATATGCATTGGTAATTGGTGCTGGAGGGCAAGCATCTTTTAATACTGGTAACCGTGGAGGAAATGGATCAGATACGACAGGATTTGGAGCAATTGCTAAAGGTGGAGGAGGAGGTGGAGGATATGCTAGTGCTAATAATCCAGGGAACTCTGGAGGGTCTGGAGGCGGAGGAGCAGGAAGTGATGATACGGCAGGGGGTGCTTCGGATGGTAATGATTTAGGGTCCGCTCAAATGGCAGGGGGAACAACATATGGAAATGAAGGAGCATATGGATGGTATCCTGGAGATGGTTCATCGGCTGGACAAGGGCATAATGGAGGAGGTGGAGGAGGAGCCGGATATCCTGGAAATAGTTATGGTTCAAGCCCTAAATGGTCAGATGAGAGTTTGAGATCTTCAAATCATGAAATTCTTAAAGGCGGAGATGGAATTCAAATAGATATTGATGGAAACAATTATTATTGGGGTGGAGGCGGTGGAGGTTCCACTTATAATCCCGAGTCAGTTCCTGGGCAAGGAGGTCTAGGAGGTGGAGGAGGTGGAGGTCATTCTCAGGATGCAAATGATATGGGTAGTAAAGGAGGAACAGGAGGTATAAATCCTGGTCATAATTCTGGTAATAGAGACAGTGGTGGAGATGCTGGATATAGTACAGGTGGAGGCGGTGGAGGCTGTGGGCAATATCGATCCGGAAGTAGAGGTGGTTATGGAGGATCTGGAATAGTAATAATAAGATATGCTATATGAAAAATAAGGAATATAAATGTCAGGTGTTTTAAAATTAGGCGGTACGACCGTCATGACAGACAAGATGAAAATAAATAAACCATCAACAACTGAAAATCTTACAGTTGGTGCAGAAGAAAATGGATTCATCGTAGGGCCATTTTCAGGAGCAAGTGTGACAGTCAATGGAAGTTTGTGTGTAACTCGTTCACTCACATTGACAGGTACACTTACAGTTGCATCAGGTAAATCTTTACAGGTAATATAATGGGCGATATAATTTTAGGTTCACCAGGTGTTACAGCAATGTCAGAAAGTGGGGGTACTGTTACATTATCATCTAATGTCAACGTTGGAGGTTGGGAAGTAGATTATCTAGTTCTTGCAGGAGGTGGATCAGGTGGTCATGCAGGAGGAGGTGCAGGAGGATATAGGTTGGGTTCAACCACGTTATCAGGTGAGAAATCAGGTGGTAATACTGATCCAGAAAAACCAATAACTGTATTTCGAGGAATGACATATGAAGTTCAGGTAGGGCTTGGTAGTCCTTCATGGAATACTTCAATGGGAACTGCTAGTGGAAGTTTGGAACCTCAACAATGGAGAATGGCACGTACAATGGCTCCTACATATCAAGGGATGCTTCCTTCACCAATAGGAGATTCTAGATTTGGTCCTATTCTTTCAATTGAAGGAGGTAGTGGAACAAATGAAGATTATAATCATCCTGGATGGCATGGAGGTTCAGGTGGTGGTAGTGGAGGATCAACAACTAATACTTCAGAAGGTATTCCAGGGCAAGGAAGTAAAGGTGCTTCTTCAACAGCAACCTCTGGTGGAAATAAAGGCGGTGGAGGTGGCGCAGGTGGGGATGCAGATAATTCTACTAAAGGAAATGGTGGTATAGGTTTAGAATCAAGTATTACTGGAACTGCTGTTAAACGTGCAGGAGGAGGAGGTGGTGGCCGAGGTTCTGGATATGGGCATGGATATGGAGGAAATGGAGATTGGGGTGGAGGTAGAAATGATGCTCCAACTGGTTCTGATGGTTATTATCCTGCTATTAATAAAGGCGGTGGTGGAGGTGGTGGATATACACATAGTGGATCTGCTGGTGGAGATGGTATTGTTATAATTAGTTATCCAAATACATATCCTGATTTGAGTATAATCCATAGTACACACGTATGTAATGGACAGGCGGCAGGTACGACTACTGCTCCTTCTCCCACAACGAGCAGATCTGGATATAAATGTTATGAATTTACTGCAGGTCGAGGTGGAATAAGTTGGTAGAGAATATTACAAAGATAAGTATCCAAAACTGGAGTAAGATATGGCAAGCATAGTATTAGGTTCAACAACAGTGATATCAGAGAGTTCTGGAGTTGTAAGTATTGCAGATGAAGTTATGCCTGCTGGGAGTGTTATTCAATGTCATCATATCATAGATAATACAAGAACAAGTTATAGTTCTCCTACAACAGGCGATGGCACACGAATATCTGAAATAGACTTACCAATTACTCTTAAAAGTACAAACTCTAAAATTATTTGTCAATGGATGTTGAATGGTGAAATTCAAAATGATAATGTATTTGAAATTTATAAAGATAGTAGTTTAGCAACAAACGGTAGAAATACAAATTCAACAGGTAGATGGTCTGGGTTTGTGGCAGCATTTTTTGATACTGATTGGTCCTCTACACCCTTCAATTTTAATATTCTATACATTGATCCAAATCCAACATCAGCAACTTATAATGTAAGAGTAAGTGCCACCGGAGGCACTGCCAGTACGTTTTATTTAAATAGAACTCAGGGTTCAGCAGGTGCAGACTCTTATGAAAATATGGTATCAACTGGAATTATTTGGGAGATCATGAAATGAAAGATTTAGCATTAGCAGAATTAAGGCCAGGTGCTCATTGGATTGTCAGAGAAGACGAAATAGTTTGGTTGGATAAAAATGTTTCAAGACCAACAGATGAAGAGATAGATACTAAAATAACTGAAATAAAAAATGCCAGACCAATGATTGTATTACGTAGAGAAAGAGATATAAAATTAAAAGCGGTGGATTGGTGGACTTCTAGAGCATTAGACGGTATTGTATTAACACAAGAGCAAAAAGATTATCGAACAGCATTACGAGATTTGCCGTCCACAGCATCTCCAAAACTAGATGATAATGGCAAACTTACAAATGTAACATGGCCAACGAAACCGGAGTAAGATGGCAGGAATTCTTCAACTAGGCGGAATAACAGTATTAGAAGAAAGCGGAGGTACAGTCACGGCTCCAAATAATTTGAGTGTGACTGGAACTATAAGTGGTAATTTAGTAAGCGGATCAACAATTGAAAGTGGTACAATTTTTCCTGCTGGGCATGTAATAAAAACAGGTTATACTGGAGTTTCAACAGTATCGTCTTATTCAAGCGATCCTGCTGATACTTTTCTTACAACTCCACTATATATTGATCATGTGGCTGCCTCAAATGGTAGTCATATATATATTTTATGTCAATTCAATATTAGTTTAAATAATAGTACAGGAACAGCATTTAAAATTATGAAAGATGGTGTAGATATTTCAGTTGGTACTTTAGAATCTGGCCACGAATCAAATATTCCTGCCAATATAACAGTGTATTTTGCGGACGCTGGAACAAATTATACTCCACTATCTCAGACAATTCAAGTAATGGATACTTCAGGGAGTATTGTAAAAGGTACGACATATAGATATATGTTATATATTGCTACTCTGGATGCCAGTCAAACAATTTATATAAATCGAGGAACATCTTGGGGCACAAGTCATAATACTACTGCAAATCTTTCAACAATTTATTTGCAAGAGATATCACAATGAGCAAAGCAAGAGGATTAGCATATTCAGGGCATAATGATGGAGGGCTTTCAATCAATGAAGATGTATTTGAAAGCAATCTTACAATAGATGCTAATATGAATGGAAGTCTTTCAGGTCCAGTAACAGTACCGAATTTATATGTAAACGGAACACTCAACGTAATGTCCGAATTGAATGTTACTACTAATTTAGAAGTAGGAACAAACGGTACACTTAATGTGATAGGATAAATGGCAGATTTAAAATTAAATAGTTATACGGCATTAACAGAAGATGGTAGTGGGACAATTACTGCACCAGAATTGGATGTGACAACAGGAACAATTGCTAGTGGAGTAAATGTTAATGGAAATATTAATGGAACTATAAAAAGTGGTGCTACACTAGGACAGGTAAATACTCCAATAAATGGCGGTACACTTACATCATCAACAACACCAAGGTTTGCGATAGGAGATGGTTGGTTGTCTGGTGGGGATGCTGGTCTTTATGGTACAGATTATCATGGGTATCAAGAAGTGACTTCTGGTTCTGGTATTGTTATAGGTACTGTTAATTATGCTTCAGGAGCGGCCGATTCTTATCTTGTTGGAATGGTGGAAGTAATTTATACTGCTGTCGGTGATGCCAATAGAAGTGGTTATTATAAGTTTAGAATTGGATATAATGCAGGTACAAGCACTACTCAACTTGAAGGATCAGCCCAACTCTCTAGTTTAACCTGTACCAAACCTAATGATGGTACAACACAATCTATAACATTAACACCAACTACAACTGGAGGACAGACAGTTAAACTTTGGTATAGATTTTTTGGATTTCCTGCGAAGGCTGTGTAATATGGCATCATTAAAATTAAATAG